CGTTAATGATTGCCGCAATGATACCGATGATCTGCGGTGCCTTCGTTAAAATTTTCCAAATGTTCAGTAGTAATGTCATGGGAGGATTAAGGGAAAGGGAGTGAGGGGAAAAGAAGTCAGGAGACAGGAGGGAGCGAGTTCAGAGTGGGTTTAATCGAAGGTGTTCTCTTCTAACTCCTGACTCCTGTCTCCTAACTCCTTCTACGGTGACGGTGTCGCACCGAGGATTGCCTCGTTGTTACGAATCGCTTCCGTCACATAGATCGGAATGCCGAAAATGTGATCCGGGTACGGGGCTTCCTGACCAGTGGCGGTCGTGGCGACTCGCTTCGAGCGAATCTGCTCCAATGACCGCTTGGTCATGAAAAGCATATCCGGCTCTTTGCCGACGAGGAACATTTCCAACAGTTTAGCAATCAGCGCTTCGCTTGCCGTCTTGCCCTCTTGGGTGGTGATGTTGCAAATCCGACCGACGATTTGGAGCGACGGGACTTGCATGCCGACGTAGGCTTGCACTTTTTGGGCATAGCCCCAAAACTTCTTTCCGTCCGTGTTCCACTGCTCCTGCTCGGTAATCGGACCAACATCAAATGTTCCGTCCTGTCCCCAAGCGTACTGAACGCCCTGCATGCCGGTACGCAGTGCAAAGATGCTGCTTCCCGTGTTCGCCGTGCTGCCTCCAGCATCGACGACCATCGGCGAATCTTTGTACGGTAACAGCGATGCCAAGCCGGCAAAACCGGTCGCGTCCGCCGACGTTCCGTACCACGTCTGTGCGGCAATCTTTTGCAATGCCGCTTCCATCGCCGACTGGGCACAGAGTGTCAGAGCGGTCTGCTCCCCCCATTCTGCTTCTTTGACGACCTTCTGGTCAATCGACCAAGAGGCATCAAGAAATTTGAGTGCCACGTCCCGTGATTCGACGGTCGGTTTGCCTTGGATGACACCGACGTTCGACTCTCGGAAACTGACCGTCGGCAGTCCCGTTTGAACGAGCGTTTTGTACTGCGTCTTTTTGCAAGGGGACGCAGAGATGAGTTTGATCTCCGGGTTGTGTCGGCTTGCCTCATTAAAAAGCCCGCAGACCTCTTCGGAATTGTTGATTTCCATTACGTCCGCGGACGTAAATCTGTTATGAGCATCTGGCATTGTTGATGTCCTTTCGTATGTTTGTTGTTAGGGTGATGGGATGAGGGGGAAGGAGTTTGTTGCCGGCTAACTTTTCGCAGGCATGAACTTGGCAGCGTAGCCTTGCACCGCAGGCGGGAGCGGCGAAAAATCCTTTTTCGGTTTCTCACCGGTCGTCTCGGCAGCCGGTGTTTGTTCTCCGTTGAACTGTCCAGCGGCATGCAAGCGGGTGAAACTCTCTTGCAGTTTCGTAAACTCCGCCTTCAAAGCGGCGTAGTCCTCGGTCTCGGCAGGCTTCTCTTCGCCCTTTTCCAACCCGGCGATCTTCGCTTCGAGTTCGGAAATCTTTGCCTTCAAATCGGCAATCTTTTCATCCTTGTCTTTCGACTCGGCGAAGAGCGTTTCAAGATGTTTGTCGTCCGCCTGCTGCTCAGTCAGACCAGCAGAGAAATACTGAAAGCCGCATGCGTCGCCGTATTTCTTGGCAAATTTCTTGGCAAGTTCACGCGCGTCCGCAACCGTGTTTTTTGGATTGTTTTCCATAATCGTTGGTTCGTTAGTGGGTGTACGGTTAAAAACAGTGGTGTTGCTGTCCGAACCGTACAGACAGATTGCAACGCCATGAATTTCGTATTTACGGAAGATGACGAGTCCCTCGTCTTCCGTACTGAATGTTTGACCGTTGACGGTCACGGTCTGTCCTCGTGGGATGTACTCAAACTCAAAATTCGCATCGCCGAGCGATACCGAACATTGATACGGGACCCCCATTTCTTTCTTATGAATGATTTCGTTGACCCGGTCATTGGCAAGGAACGGAGTCAAATAGCCGCTGCATTCCAGCGACGGATTGCCGGTAAAGTTGTCGAGGAAGCCGAGAACCTCATACGGGTTATGTTGATAATCAAGGGGGATTTTGGTGAACGGGATAATCGTTCCTGCCCGGTCGAAAATGCACCGCCCCCACCACCAGTGGTAAAGTTCCATGCCGCTGAACGCTACCAGTTGAACGGTATGCTTGCCGTCCTGACTGACAATGCTAAACTGTTTCAGATCGCTCTGACGAAATAGCAATGCTTCCGCCGGGCGGTTCTCGGTAAATTTTTTGGTAAGGTTTTCGGTCATGGGGAGGAGTGAGGAGTCAGGAGAACGGCTGTCGTCGGTGTCGATGGGTGCCGGGGTGGATGCGGATGTTACGACCGTAACGTGTACATCAATCTTGCTAAAGCAAGCGATACAACAGGCTACAGCCGTGCAACAAAACAATAATGCAATGATGATGTCCGTCATGCTCGATCCTTTCGTGTTTTTGATGGTGATGTTGTCAACTTCGACTTTGCAAAGGGATTCAAAAATGCTCATGGTGCTTCCATGCTAAAAAGGGTTATGTTTGCACTTGCCTTTTTAGAATGGGAGGTTACAATGATTCCCACGCGGCAAGTGATGTAAGCGATCACTTTTCGCAGCCCCTAAATTGCTTTGACAATGAAGGGGCAACTTTTATTTCACGTTCCGATGTTGGTGTTCAGGTTTGGTGTGGAGGTTGCGAGCGTGATTCCGTTTGCTTTAGCATACTCTTCGTCACGCTTCCGCTCGTCGATGATGTCTTTGAAATCCCTGCCCATCGACCGGCAAATGTTGCTGTGCGAATCGAGACCGGCGAGGATCGCCGTCAAATATCCCTTCGCTTCTTCGTCCGGCTTCCACCACGGGATTCCCGATGGTGTCCACTCGAACCATAGATCGCTGACCGTCATGCCGTCCGGCAAGACTAAACGACCGTCTAAAATTTCTTTGGCAAGCCGCCAGCGGGTCAGGTGTTCGAGCAGATGCTGATTGCTTGCCCGGCGAGGCTTGCACAATTCGATATACTGGTTGATCGCGCCGCGGCTCCCGTAAAAGTTCGTATGCTTTTCGTCGAACATGCTGTAGCAGATGCCCAGCGATTTCAGGGCGACCATCATCATCAGTTTGGTATAGTCCTGAAATTGACTGCTCGGCTGGGTGTCGGAAATCGCTTCCATGTTTTCACCCGGTTCCAACTCGACCATGTAGGAGGCTTTGTCCCGGAGTTCCATGCGGCGGGCTTCTTTTGCTTTGTTCGCTTCGCCCTGCATCGAAACCGGGATTGGATCGGCGTTCGCGTCTCGTGTAAACTTCAAGCCGAATAGTTGCAGCAGTTTTGCCTTCCCCAACGCATAATCAAAACTTTCTTGGATGTCTTGGAAAGACTCTGCCGCACTGACTAAAAGACCGACACCGCGTATTTGATCGAACCGGGAATAGTACCCATGCAATATCAAATTCGCCGCCGGGACTGCCCGGTCAAATTTGTATGTCCCATAACGTCCCCGCGAATGAACGGCGTACTCAATCGCCGCTCCCGCTGTGTCCGTCTTGACTCCGTGAGTCCATTCGGTGCTGCTGTCGATGTCATTCGGCGTTCGGATGCGGTCTGATTCCAAAACCTGTACCCGACCGTCGGCAAGTTTCATAATCCCGACATCGCCGTCAATTGTCCGGGCGATTTCGATGAGCCGAATCGACTCCTGCAACGAATGGCGACCGGTGACTTCAAAGTTGCCCGGCTTCGACCACGCATGAACGAGATGTTCGATCCGCTCGTCCAGTTCCCGGATGCCCGTCTGACTCTGAAAAGTAAACCGGCTATTGTACGTCGTGTGCTGGTTCAATGCCCAGTTCACCAGTGCCGAATCGTGAGCGAGTTTCCGGCTCCGGGCAATGACCGTTTTCCGGTCGTGCGAGTTCAATTCCCGATCCGTGGACATCATGTTTGTGACAACCGGCTGCCGGGTCAGCGAACTCTTTGCCGCACCATAACCAAAAATTCGTTTCAGGGATTCAAGCATTAGGGGAAAGGAGTCAGGAGTCAGAAGACAGGAGTCAGGAG